ATAGAACAATTTGGGAAATATCTCAAAGAGAACTTATTGATATGGCGGCTGACAGAGCACCATTTATTGACCAATCACAGTCGATGAATATCTATATGTCTGAACCAACATTATCAAAGATTTCATCATCTCACTTCCATTCTTGGGGTAAAGGATTGAAAACTCTTTGTTATTATGTTAGAACAAAAGCGATATCTACCGGAGCAAAACACTTGGCGGTTGACATTACAAAAATTCAACAACCAAAGACAGTTGAGAAACCAACAGTTGATTTGACTACAAAACCAACAGATACTGAATTTGAGTGTTTTGGATGTGGTTCTTAATTAAAATAAAATAATTATAACATTAATCACGACTTCGGTCGTGATTTTTTATTTTACTCTATTTATAAGAAATAATTATGACACTATATTTATAGATATGGCAGATGGAAAAACATATGGTATTAATTTCCCTTTTAGGGATTCTTATGATGGGAAGTATTTAGACCTTTCTACAGACAGTACTCAAGAAACAAGAACGGATTTAATACATTTATTATTAACTAGAAAAGGAAGTAGATATTTTTTACCCGATTTTGGAACAAGACTATATGAATTTATTTTTGAACCATTAGATGGTCCAACCTTTTCAGATATTGATGCGGAAATTAGAGATGCTGTTGAAGAATATATACCGGGAATAACAATAAAAAATATAAGTATCACCGCAGCGTCTGATGGTGAAGAAGATAAAGGTACTTATGTTGACCAATACGATACTCGTGTTTTTAGAGTACCGGGTATTGGAACTAAAGAACATACTGCGAAAGTTAAAATAGATTATCAAATAAATAATGACGTGTTTAACGCTAGTGATTTTGTAATCCTAAATATTTAAAGAATATGGCTAATAAAAAAATATCGTATACTACGAGAGACTTCCAATCAATTAGAACTGAATTAATAAACTTCACTAGAACTTATTACCCAGAGTTAGTTGATAACTTTAATGATGCGAGTGTATTCTCAGTATTATTAGATTTAAATGCTGCGGTTACGGATAACCTTCAATTTAATATTGATAGAAGTATTCAGGAAACTGTATTACAATATGCACAACAAAGGTCTTCAGTTTTTAATATTGCCAAGACTTATGGATTAAAAGTTCCGGGTCAAAGACCATCAGTTGCTTTGGTTGATTTTTCAATAACAGTACCCGCTTTTGGTGATAAAGAAGATTTAAGATATTGTGGTATACTACGTAGAGGTTCTCAAGTAAGCGGTGCAGGTCAAGTATTTGAAACGGTTTATGATATTGATTTTTCATCGCCTTCAAATGCTGAAGGATTCCCTAATAGATTAAAAATACCAAATTTTGATTCAAATAATAAATTATTAAATTATACAATTACTAAACGAGAAACTGTTGTTAATGGAATTACCAAAGTTTTTAAAAGAGTTATTACAGCAAATGATGTAAAACCATTTTTTGAATTATTTTTACCTGAAAAAACTGTTTTAGGTGTAACTAGTGTATTATTAAAAGACGGTACTCAATATGCGAATGTCCCATCAAACCAAGAATTTTTAGGTGTTGATAACAGATGGTTAGAAGTACAAGCCTTGGCTCAAGATAGAGTTTTTATTGAAGACCCAACAAAAGTTTCTGATAATCCCGGTATTAAAGTTGGTAGATATGTAACTACCGCAACTAAATTTATAACAGAATTTACTCCGGAAGGTTTTTTTAAAATGACTTTTGGTGGTGGAACACAATCTGCGGATGAACAATTACGAGAATTTGCTCGAGACGGAAAACCTTTAAATTTATATAAATATTCAAATAACTTTGCGTTAGGTAGTACTTTAAAACCTAATACTACTTTATTTGTTCAGTATAGAATTGGTGGTGGTTCAGGAACTAATTTAGGTGTTGGTGTTATAACTCAAATAGGTACAGTTTCATTTTTTGTAAATGGTCCATCAGATTCTGTTAATACAACTGTGGTTAATTCATTGAGATGTAATAATGTTACTGCGGCAATTGGTGGGGCTAATTATCCAACAACGGAAGAGGTTAGAAATTTAGTATCATATAACTTTACGGCTCAAAATAGAGCGGTTACAATAAATGATTATGAATCCATAATAAGAACAATGCCATCTCAATTTGGGGCTCCTGCTAAAGTAGCGATAACTGAAGAAAATAATAAGATTAAAGTTCAAATGTTATCTTATGACGAAACAGGTAGATTAACTGAAATAGTTTCTAATACATTAAAAAATAATGTGGCGAATTATTTATCAAATTATAGAATGATTAATGATTACGTGTCAATTGAAAGTGCTAATGTTATTGATTTAGCAATAAATGTTGATGTTGTGTTAGATAATTCACAAAATCAGGGTTCAATTATATCTCAAATAATTAATATAATTACTGATTATTTTGACCCAACAAACCAAGAAATGGGTGAAAATGTTAATGTATCAGAATTAAGAAGATTAGTTCAAAGTGAAAATGGGGTTATTTCTGTTTCTGACATGACATTTTTTAATAAAGTTGGTGGTCAATATTCTTCCTCTCAAACATCACAAAGATATATTGATTCGGAAACTAAACAAATTGAATTAGTTGATGATACAATTTTTGCCGAACCAAGACAAGTGTATCAAGTTAGATATCCAAACAAAGATATTAATGTTAGAGTTAAAAATATTAAAACGGTTAATTTCTCTTAGCAATTTATTTTAAAATTTATTGAATTATCCTTATTATTAATCAAACAAAATAATATGGATTATATTTTACAATTTTTAGACGCTATAAAAGGTAATAATGGTACTTGGATTCAAGCTATCGTTATTAGTTTAATTTTACATATTAGACTTTGGATAGGAATACCATTTTTTATACATTATTTAATAATTGTTATTAAAAACAAAACAAATATTAAAATATTCCCAACATTAATGTGTATTTTTTTTATGACCTTGATTGGGTATGAATCTACAAACATTTATAGTGATAGACAATCTGAGACTAAAAAATATAACATAGAACATGTTAAAAAAACTACAAATAATTTAATTATAGTGATACAAGGGGTTAATAATCCATTTAAGGATTTTATCTCTAAAAACAAAACTCAAGTTGACGTTACAAATTCTCGTGATGAAAATGGGTTGGGATATATTAAATCAAAAAATTTTACAAAAGATACTCAAGTTTTAACTTATGTGAGTTCACATAGTGAAAACTTAACACCTGAAGATGTTTATAGTGTGATTTATTACTACAAGTTATTTAATCCAAATGGGAAAGTTATTATGGTTGGACATAGTATTGGAGGATACAATGTTATTCAAGTTGTAAGTGAATTGAAAAAACAAAAAATTAATATTGATTTGACTATTTTAATTGACCCGGCAAATAAAAAAGAAAACAATGTTGACTATAATATCCCTACAAATATAAATAGATTAATTAATTTAACTTCAACTGAATATAGTGATGAGTTCATATTTTTTACAAATTCAGGGGGTAAATCAACATCGTCAAATAATGTGAATTATGTTAACATTGAAATAAAAAATACTACACATACTACTATTGATAATGTTACTTATCTTAAAATTAATCAATTATTAAAAGATTTTATTGAAAAAGGGGTTAATCCGATAAGTGAGATTAAGAAATATAAGTTTTAATCATAATTTATTTTATTAAATAATGAATTATCTTTTGAAAATAGTATATAAACTATTTATTAAAAAAGATTATTATGTCCAATTCATTTAGAATAAGAACGGAGCCTGGTGTTGACAAATCACTTAACGTCTTGATAGACCAAGAATTTGAGTATTTAGAAATATTATCTCTAAAAATATTACAAAGTCAAATATACACTAGACAATGCTCTGACTATGGAGTTCTTGTTGGTAGAGTAAGTGTTAATAATGGTTTTGGTATTCCAAATGCAAAAGTTTCGATATTTGTCCCGTTAGATAGTACTGACGAGTTAGACCCTGTTATTTCTGAATTATACCCTTATAAATCACTTTCCGACCTTAATGATGATGGGTATCGTTATAACCTACTTCCTTATAAACAATCTCATAGTGGACATATACCAACAGGCACTTTCTTTGATAGAAAAGATGTTTTAGTTGACCCAACATTAATTGAAGTTTATGACAAGTATTATAAATTTTCTACCGTAACCAATACAAGTGGTGATTATATGATATTTGGATTACCAACCGGTAGTCAAACAATAGTTGTTGATATTGACTTATCAGACATTGGGGAATTTTCATTATCACCGCAAGATTTAATAAGAATGGGTATC